TCGGAAACGAAACTCAAAGATACCAGAAAGAAAGTATAATATGGGAAAACGAAGAAAAACTCTTGCAGGAGTCAACTTTGAACTGCAAGAAATAGAACCTTTAACACGTAACCAGCTAAAAGCATTTGAATCTAACAAACACCTTGTTCTGCATGGACTTGCAGGTACAGGTAAGACGTTTATATCCTCGTACCTAGCATACGATGATATGGCAAAAGGAGCCTTTCAAAAGCTAGTAATTATACGAAGTGCTGTACCTACAAGAGACATTGGATTCTTACCCGGTACAGAGAAGGAGAAAGCCTCTGTTTATGAAGAGCCTTATAAAGATATTGCTAATGATCTGTTCGGTAGAGGCGATGCCTACGAAATACTGAAACAGAAAAACTTAGTAGAGTTTATGACTACTTCATTTATACGAGGAATTACACTCAGAGATGCAGTTATTCTTATTGATGAGTGCCAAAATATGTCTTTTCATGAGCTAGATTCTATTATCACTCGTATGGGTGAGAACTGTAGAATTGTATTTTGTGGAGACTTTAGACAGGCAGATCTTAGGGCAAACGGCCTTAAAGACTTCTTCCAAGTTCTAAAACGCATGGATTTGTTCACTTTTATCGAGTTTGAGGTAGAAGATATTGTCAGATCTGAATTCGTAAAATCATATATTATCGCAAAGAATGAACTAGACCTATGAAAGCAGTCATAAGCCACAGAATATACATGGATTGTACCGAAGAAGTACAGGAGAGAATCGACAAAGAGCTCACCTATACTATTCCTACGCACAATCCTCTTGATCCACCTGAGGTGATTAAGAATATGGGCATTATTCGTAATGGGTTAGTCTCATTACCAATAGGTCGTACGGATTTGATACCATCAAATTACGAAATAGTCGATAGGCGTGTAAATAAGCCTGTAGACTTTCCTAAGTTTAAGTTTGACTTACGACCAAGCCAGCAAGCGGTTTATGACGAAATCGAAGATAATAGTATAATTAACGCATGGGTCAGTTGGGGTAAGACATTTACAGGTTTAGCTATCGCTGGTAAACTTGGACAGAAAACACTTGTTGTTACTCACACTGTCCCTCTGCGTAATCAGTGGGCAAAAGAAGTAGAGAAAGTCTATGGATTTAAGCCAGGCATCATAGGCAGTGGTCAATTTGATCTTGATGCTCCTATCGTGATTGGGAATACTCAGACTTTATACCGAAATGTAGACAAGATTCGCAAAGAGTTTGGGACTGTTATACTAGATGAGATGCATCATGTTAGTAGTCCGACCTTTAGTAAAATTTTAGATACAAATTACTGTAGATATAAGATAGGTCTATCGGGTACTATAGAAAGAAAGGATGGAAAACACGTTGTATTCAGAGATTACTTTGGTAATACTCTTTTCAAGCCACCTAAAGAAAACTATATGACCCCTACAGTACACATTGTACCGTCAGAAATACGATTCATGGATGGAGCTAGAATCCCCTGGGCTAACAGAGTCACAAAGCTAGCAAATGATGAAGAGTATAGACATACAATAGCAATGCTTGCGGCAGCCTACGCTGCAAAGGGGCATAAAGTCTTAGTAGTAAGTGATAGAGTGAGCTTTCTGAAGGCTTGTTCCGAGCTTACAGGAGACAAATCAATATGCGTTACTGGCGAAGTATCGCATGAAGATAGAGAAACACTCGTAGAAGAAATACTCTACGGGGATGCTAATGTTCTGTACGGGACACAGGCTATCTTCTCAGAGGGCATATCAGTAGACACACTTAGCTGTCTTATACTGGCAACGCCCGTAAATAATGAACCACTACTGACACAGCTTTGTGGACGAGTGATTCGGAAAAAGGAAGGTAAAATCGACCCTGTTATTATAGATATACACCTGAAAGGAAATACGGCTCGAAAACAAGCCTCCAATCGTGTCGGGTTCTATATGAAGCAGGGTTGGAATATGAAGTACCTTTAAAAAAATAATTCTTGACAAAATGGTAAAAAGGAAGTATAATAGTGCTCTTATTTGATTGGAAGAAGGTTTTTGATACGGCGCAAGGAAATATTGCTACTTGTAACACGATAATGGAAATGCTCGTAAAGAGTCAAATCCCTCGTAACAAGTATGACCCTATCTATAAATATTCTCATAAAGACTTTACAGGCGACTGCTTTCTTCTTCATGGAGAAATGCTTCTTTACAATTCTTATAAGTACACACAAAAAGAACTTTGCATATACTACGCACTGGCTTCTCTTAGAAGTACAGCGGAGTATTTTGCAACGCACAAAACCACACTAGATCCACTGCATTGTCCAGTGCCTCTAGAACAAATTAACGACAACAGGCTACTCATAGTATTACCGGACGAAATAACGTTCATCTATGAAGAAGTCCAACTGGAGACTATACACTAATGGCATTATCATTCAATAAGCAAACGGGCGGAGCCCAAAAATCCTCAATCTCAACTTTTCAGTATAAAGATGGTGACAACAAGATGCGCGTAGTTGGCGACATTCTTGCACGCTATGTTTACTGGATTAATGGCGAGAACGGTAAAAACATTCCAATGGAGTGCCTATCTTTCGATAGAAACTCTGAGCGATTCAACAATGTCGAAAAAGACTGGGTTCGTGAGTACTATCCCGACCTAAAGTGTGGCTGGAGCTACGCTACTCAGTGCATCGACAACGGTGAAGTTAAAGTAGTAAACCTCAAGAAGAAGCTGTGGGAGCAAATCATTACTGCTGCAGAAGATCTAGGCGACCCTACTGACCCTGACACTGGCTGGGACATTTGTTTCAAGCGAGTTAAGACTGGCCCTCTTCCTTACAACGTAGAGTATCAGTTGCAAGCACTAAAGTGCAAGCCTCGTGCTCTTACAGACGAAGAGCGTGAAGCTATTGCTGATCTAAAGTCTATGGATGACGTAATGACCCGTCCTACTCCTGACGCACAGAAAGAGTTGCTTGATCGAGTTCGTAACCACGGTGACGAGACTGATGATGAAGCTCTTGACGCGGAGTTCAATGTAGGATGATTCTTTTTACGGCAGACTGGCACATCAAGCTGGGGCAGAAGAATGTCCCAGTAAAGTGGGCTACAAACCGTTATCAAATGTTCTTTGACCAGATCTATGAACTAGAAAAAGAATGTAATATGCACATAATCGGAGGCGATCTCTTTGATCGTCTTCCGAATATGGAAGAGTTGGAACTTTACTTCAGGTTTATTCGTGGAGTAAAGATTCCAACTATTATTTATGATGGAAACCATGAAGCTACTAAGAAGAATAAGACTTTCTTTACTCAGCTAAAGCAAGTAAGTAGGGATATTAATCCTCTTATTCATATTGTAGATGTGTCTTATGTAGACAATGACTTAGGTTTCAGTATCCTGCCTTACGCAGATTTGCATAAGAAAGGTAGTATAGATCATTTTGATACGAGCTGGCCTTTATTCACTCACGTTAGAGGAGAAATACCGCCACACGTTAAACCCGAAGTCGAATTAGACCTGTTTGAAGACTTCCCTGTTGTATTTGCAGGCGACCTACACGCCCATAGCAACTGTCAACGCAATATTGTATATCCTGGTAGTCCTATGACTACTTCCTTTCATAGAAGTAAAGTAAAAACAGGTTACTTGCTTATTAACGAACAGGACTGGAGTTGGATGTGGGAAGAGTTTAGATTACCACAGCTAATTCGTAAAACAGTTACAAGTAGTGAAGATATGACTCCTACTGATTTTGATCACACGATCTATGAAGTAGAAGGAGATATGCAAGATCTAGCCGGAGTAAAGAACTCAGAATTGCTAGATAAAAAAGTAGTAAAACGTAAGTCAGAGGCATCTCTTATCATGGATAAAGATATGTCCGTGCAAGAAGAGCTAGTAGAGTATCTAACGTACATACTAGAAATTAACCCTGATAAAATACCAGACATCATAGGAACATACAATGATTACACTACAAACATTGAGATGGGATAACTGCTTTAGTTATGGTTCTGGTAATGAGTTACAATTAGACGACAATACTGTTACACAAATCCTTGGTACTAACGGGATGGGGAAGTCCTCCATCCCGTTAATCATTGAGGAAGCACTGTATAACAAGAACTCTAAGGGTATCAAAAAAGCAGACATTCCTAATCGTTATGTGGATGATGGTTATAACATCTCTCTGTCTTTTACGAAAGATGAAGATAGTTATCAGATCACCGTTAATCGCAAAACAAATATAAAAGTCAAACTTGAAAAGAATGGTACAGATATCTCTAGCCACACAGCTACGAATACGTACAAGACTCTACAAGAGATTCTCGGAGTTGACTTTAAAACCTTTTCGCAGTTAGTATATCAAAATACTAATGCGAGTTTGCAGTTTTTAACTGCTACAGATGCAAACCGTAAGAAGTTTCTTATTGATCTTCTACACTTAGAAAAATACGTTGAGTTATTCGAAGTATTTAAGTCTGCATCTCGGGAAGTATCGAATACGTCTTCTACGATAGCAGGGAAACTTGCAACAGTAGAAAAATGGTTAGAAACAAATAAGTTGACCGATACATCCATACTACCCATGTTAGATTTAGAAATTGATACATCCAAAGACGAAGAGGCTTTACGTTATTGGATGACAGAGAAGGAAAATATCTCTGAAAAAAATAAAAAAATTCGAGAGAATAATCAATATAAAACAATGCTCGACAGGATAGACATCGGTGCTATCTCTTCTAGTAAAGTTTCTTGGGAATCTTATGATGATTTACAAGAAGAGTTAGGGTCTTTGCAAGCAGTCGCTACGGGTGCTCAACGGACTCTGGACAGATTAGAGAAAATTTCTGATGAGTGTCCTACTTGTGGGCAATCTATTGATGTCTCTTCTGAAAAAGCAATGATTGAAGGCGAGCGCACAAAGCGTGATGAAGCTCATGGCAAAGCTATGAAGATTCGCCCTCTGATTCAAAAGATTAAAGCGAATAATGCAATCTTTGAACAGAATCAAAAAGCGCAAAAAGAGTGGGAAGATTTATACCGCTCGTACGACAAGTCTCTGCCAACTAACATATTGGAAGAGTCTGAAGTGGATTCAAAAATTGCGGAGCTAAAGAGTACATTATCTGAAGCCCGAACCCAATTGGCAGAAAATGCAGCAGAGAACGAAAGACGAACAAGACTCAACACTCGTATTCAAGTAATACAAGAGCAGACAGCAGAGTTCGTTGAACAGCAAGAAGAGTACGATGGTAAACTCGCAGGAAACCAAAAGCTAGAGTCAGAACTCGATATTCTGAAAAAGTCTTTTAGTACAAACGGTTTACTTGCGTACAAGATTGAAAACTTAGTTGGAGAACTCGAAGAGTTAGCAAATGAGTACTTGGCTGAACTCTCTGACGGTCGGTTTACACTAGAGTTTGTCGTATCAAACGATAAATTAAATGTACAAATTACTGATAATGGTAATGTAGTAGATATTCTAGCACTTTCATCTGGCGAGTTGGCTAGAGTAAATACTGCTACTTTGATAGCTATTCGTAGATTGATGAGTAGTATATCAAAGTCTAAAATCAATGTGTTGTTCTTAGATGAAGTTATTAGTGTTCTTGATGATGCCGGAAAAGAACGTATAGTAGAAGTTCTACTGCGAGAAGATATGAATACTTATCTAGTTTCTCATGGTTGGTCACACCCACTCTTAGAGAAGATCGAAGTAGTCAAGGATGGAAACACTAGCGTATTGGAGTAACAATGAGCGCAGGCAGAAGAAGAATGTGGTGGGCACAACAAAATCACTGGGGTCAGGAAGTATCAGAACCCAAGAAAGAAGAGGACGAAGATGGTAGATTCGAGAGCGAAGGGAGCGAGAGGCGAGTACCTGGTGAGGGACATGCTGAGGGAAGCGACCGGACTGAAATTTGAGAGAGTGCCTGCCTCTGGCGCTCTTGAGTACCTGAAAGGGGACTTATATGTCCCCAATCAGAGAAATCATTATTGTATAGAGGTAAAAAATTACAAAGATTCACCGCTGACTGATAAGATATTCACACAACCGAAAACAAATAACATTATCAGATGGTGGAAGAAGATTGTAATACAAGCAGCAGGTGGCGATCAAAAGCCCTTGTTATTCTTTAAATATGACCGATCTAAAGTATTTGTAGTAACAGAGAACAAACCAGAAAACACTATAGAGTATTTGTATATTCGTTTTCTAAACTGTTATGTACTACTCGCTGATGATTGGTTGGAATCAGAAAAGACGGAGTTTATAGGTGGCTTTTAATTTTAACGAACGTAACCAAGATGGTGTACTAGTAGTAGATGCACTAAACTTAGCTTTTCGGTGGAAACATCAAGGCAGAACAGATTTTCGTGAGCAGTATGTAGAAACAGTAAAATCTCTAGCAACATCCTACAACTGTGGTAAAGTTATTATCACAGCAGACTGGGGGTCATCGAGTTATCGAAAAGAGATATTACCAGAGTACAAACAGAATCGAAAAGATAAGTATGCCGAACAAACTGAAGCAGAGAAGCAAGCATTTATTGACTTTTTTGAAGAGTACGAAGAAACATTAGAATTACTATCAGAGAGCTTTGAAGTTCTTCGCTACAAAGGTGTAGAGGCAGATGATCTTGCTGCCCACCTCGTAAAGCGTAGAAAAGATTACGGATTAGAAAATATCTGGTTAGTATCTAGTGACCGAGACTGGGACTTATTGATTCAGGACGGTGTAAGTAGATTTTCTTACGTTACTCGAAAAGAGGTAACAATAGATAACTGGCATGAACACTATGAAGTTAAACCTGAGGAGTATATCTCTTTTAAGTGTCTAACAGGCGATAAAGGTGATAATGTTCCAGGTATTAACGGCATAGGGCCGAAAAGAGCACAACAGCTTATAGAACAGTATGGCGATGCCATGTCAATTTATGATTGTATACCTATTGATGGAAAATACAAGTACATACAAGAATTGAATGAAAACGCAGAAGTACTTTTAAAGAACTACGAGTTGATGGATTTAGTAACATATTGCGATGACGCAATAGGCAAGGACAATGTGTCCAATATTGAGGAGAGAATGGTATAATGGATCAGTATCAAAGTTTTATTCATAAGAGTAGGTACGCCCGTTGGCTAGAGGAAGAAGGACGTCGTGAGACGTGGGAAGAAACATGCAGTCGTTATGTTGATTTCTTTAAAGAAAGAGAACAGTTAGACGATGAAAGCGGACAAGAGATCTGGGATGCCATTCATGCGCTAGAAGTTATGCCTTCTATGCGTTGTATGATGACAGCAGGCGAAGCCTTGAAACGTGATAACGTAGCAGGTTTTAACTGTAGTTACTTACATATTGACCATCCACGAGCTTTTGACGAGCTAATGTATGTATTGATGTGTGGAACAGGTGTAGGTTTTAGTGTAGAGCGTAACTTCATCAATAAGCTACCAGAAGTAGCAGAAACATTCCACAAAACAAACTCTACAATCGTAGTAAGTGATAGTAAGCTAGGATGGGCGAGTGCTTTCCGAGAGTTGATTGCTATGCTATACGCAGGTAAATTACCTCAGTGGGACATGAGCCGAGTACGTCCAGCCGGTGCTAGACTTAAGACTTTTGGTGGTCGAGCAAGTGGCCCAGAGCCTTTGCAAGATCTGTTCCGTTTCTGTGTGGAGATATTCCAGAAAGCAAAAGGACGTAAACTCACAAGTATTGAGTGTCATGATGTCTGCTGTAAGATTGCTGATATTGTAGTAGTTGGTGGCGTTCGTAGATCTGCTCTGATTAGTTTGTCTAATCTGTCAGACCAACGTATGTCAAAAGCTAAGTCAGGTCAGTGGTGGGTAGATCAAGGACAGCGTCGTCTAGCAAATAATTCTGTGGCATATACAGAGAAGCCTGACTTCGAAGCGTTCTTAACCGAGATGAAGAATCTATATGAGTCTAAATCTGGTGAGCGTGGATTGTTCAGTCGTGTAGCGGCACAGAAGATTGCAGCACGTAACGGACGTAGAGATCACGAACAGGATTTCGGTACTAATCCTTGTTCTGAGATTATTCTACGAAGCAACGAGTTTTGTAACTTGTCAGAAGTAGTTGTACGAGCAGACGACACGTTAGAAACATTAAAAGAAAAAGTACGCAAAGCAACAATCATTGGTACGCTACAGTCAACTCTTACAGACTTTAGGTATCTACGGGTGCGTTGGAAGCGTAACACTGAAGAAGAGGCATTGTTGGGCGTAAGTCTTACAGGTATCATGGACCACGAAATTCTTGGTAACCCTGACTCCGACATCCTAGCTCAGTGGCTAGAGGAAATGAGAGATGTTAGTATTGAAACAAATAAAGAATGGGCTGAGAAGCTTGGCGTTGCACAGTCTGCAGCTATTACGTGTGTTAAGCCTAGCGGTACTGTTTCTCAGCTTGTTGACAGTGCTTCCGGCATACATCCTCGCTTTAGTAAGCATTACATCCGCCGAGTACGTTCGGACAAAAAAGATCCACTTGCACTCTATATGGAGCAAGCAGGATTCCCAATGGAACAAGATGTAATGTCTCCAACATCTGTAGTCTTTAGCTTTCCTGTAAAGTCTCCAGAAGCAAGTACTTGTGTAGCAGAAGTAGGTGCAATGCATCAGCTAAGATTATGGAAAGCTTATCAGAATCACTGGTGCGAACATAAGCCAAGTGTAACTGTGTACTACACTGATAGCGAGTATCTTCAAGTAGCACAATGGATTTGGGATAACTTTGATCTATGTTCTGGCATTAGTTTGCTTCCAACAAGTGATCACACTTATCAACAAGCTCCCTACGAAGATATTGACGAAGAAGAGTATAAAAAGCTAGTGGATGAAATGCCACAAAATGTAAACTGGGAAGATTTGGCTCAGTTTGAGAAAGAAGATAACACAACTGGATCTCAAGAACTTGCCTGTGTTGGCGGTGCTTGTGAGATCGTATAAGGAATAAACAAATGAGTGAACAGCAACAAGAACAAGACTTTCGCTTTTCAAGCGAGTTAAGTTATATGGGTATGCTCGACGATTTCGCAAAGAATAACGTAGAGCAAAATAGTAGAGTAGAAAACTTTGGAAGCAATATATGGTTCCCAGATATTACAGGCTCTTTTCCTAACTTTGGTAATTCAGAGTTTAGTAGAGCAGCAGCTAAAGATGAGGCACTGTATGTTAATGAAGAAAGTCCTGAAGTACAGCTCTTTAATAGAGACGGTGTAACAGATATACGAGTAAACATAGATGAAGGAAATATTATAACTGACCTTCCCTTTATAATCTGTAAGTACACTCTAGCTTTTGAAAACATTTGTACTCGCCAAAATACTAAACCTGGAGTTATTCAGTTTAATCTAGGAGTATTATGGGCTACTGAGGAACAAGTCGAAGAAATAGCAGATATGCTAGGAAAACAGATTAACTTTCCCATACATCCATAAACAACGAAGCCCCTTAATCGGGGCTTTTTTGTATGTCTGCAAACATCTGTCTTAACTTACCTACTCTCAATTTCGTAAGATTGCCAAGTCTTTCGACTACCTTTCTCTCTTTTTCAGGCAAATTATCCACATACGGTAACAGCCTATCAAAACAACATCCAAAAGTCTCTCTAACACTAGCATTCCCAGAATATAAGTGAGTAAGATAATTCAATACAGGTGCATCATGACCTAGAGCGGCATAGGATAATATATCTCTACCACCCATACACGTACCTAGTGTAGGGTCGTCTCTATGGTTCATATATCTAGGCATATAAAGAATTTTTTTACCCAATAGAAAGTTACTATCAGATGTAGGTACCTTTTTCCACTTATTAGGATTAATAATAAAAATAGACATATCTACAACCCCGTCATGTAAGCGACTCTTTATAAGATTATAGTTTGTTCTCCATTTAGGGTGATCAGAGAAAACAGCTTCCCTGCTCATAGCGAGGTGGTGTTTCTCTAGCTTTTCATCAGGAGGTAGGTCGCCTTCTTTTATGTTAAGAATTATTCCACCTGTTACAACCATAGTTAAGCCTTTGGCATGTTTAAAAGCTGTAGGCAGTCGACCACCTTCTTCTAGGTCTACGACTTTATACTCTGCGTCTGGCATATTCTTTTTTATAGAATCTACGGTGAGAGAAGTGAAATTATTTTTGTTTAATACGAGATAGAACATGGGGCGTTGATTTCCAAAAATTAAAAAAGTAGTCTATGCGTTCTTGCGGGTTGTCTATAAAATAGGGGACTAAACCTGAATACTTAGCAGATAATAGTCTTTGAAGTTTTTCTATACTGGGAGTTTCATCTACCATTATTGCTCTATAAATAGATTTATACGTGGTGTAGGGAGAATCTGGTTTGTCAAACAAATATAATGCCTTTCCTTTTGTAAGTGCTAAGATACCCATCTCGGAATTAGCGCAGCATCCCACAATATCTGCTTCTTCTAGTAGTCTATGACCAGATAACTTCTTTGCTAGTACCTTGTCTCTTCCGAACTCAGACTTTAAGTATGCTACCATTCCAGGAGCGGTTAGTGGGTGGCACTTAAGTACTGCTCCCTGTGCTACAGCTCTTTTTGTCTTTTCAAAGTCCAGAACCTTGTCCAAGATATTAGTACCAGGAAGGAAAATAACAAATTTATGTTTTTTCTGTTTTCTTTTGCTAAGTTTATACTTATCCTGACTATTATTTTTTAATTCATTAAAAATAGCCATACCTTCCTTAGTAACAGGTTCTCTAGCAGCTAGTTCCATAGTGCGATGGCATTTTTCTACACAGGCAACCCTGAGCATTAAACACTTGGAAAATACATCAGTATATGTATAACCTAAAATATTTTCTTCGTCTATATCATACCATATATCATACTCCAGAGGAGTAAACCAGTTACCGGTTTTAGGTAGTAGGTGTCTTAGCTTAGCAACTTCATCATTTTCATCTGAGCGCATTATATTCCCAGACTTGAAAAAGTGTGCCGCAGCATTTCCTAGCTCTTCGTTATCTGCTAGCTTTTTAAGGGGCATCTTGCAAAGCCTCTATGTCGGCTTCTAGGTCTTCCATGCGTTCTTCCATTTCTACGAAGTGCTCCATGACGATTTCTAATGTTGTTTCTAATTTATGATTTAATTCTTCAACGGTTATTCCGTCCATTGTGATCCATCCCAATATCGTGAGTTGTGTGCAGATGCAGAAGAAACTTCTGTTTCTACACCTGTGCTTGTGACACGCTCGTAAACAACTGTATTTGTTCCGAACGTAGTGGTTGTAGACCTCGAAGTACCTTTAGACGTATCGAACGTAGTGGTACGAGAGGTCGTGGTAGTTCTTGCAGTTCCATATATTGTAGAAAATGCAGTAGTCGTACTTACAGTAGTTATGTTAGAAGTATTAAACACTGTAGTAAACGCTGTGGTACTACTTCTACTTGTAGTATCCGAAGTATCGAAAGTAGTAGTAGTTGACTTTTGCGTAGTAATATTTGTATTAAATACGGTTACAAATGCACTAGAAGTTGTTCTACTAGTAGAAGCCGTAGTATCAAAGGCAGTAGTAGTACTTTTAGTAGTTCCTCTGTTTGTAGCAGTATTAAATACAGAGGTAGTACTCCTAGAGGTGCCGTCAGATGTATCGAAAGTAGTAGTGTAAGCACTCGTTGTACTACGGCTGGTACCCCTACTGCTGTCAAATACAGTGGTAGTATCAAAGTTTGTAGTACGAGAAGTAGCTGTCGAATACGCGGTAGTAGTCGACTTAGTAGTAACATTACTAGTATTGAATGTTGTTGTGTAAGCGCACCCTGTTTCGTTAGTAGTAATTCTGCTAGTTCCGAAAGTAGTAGTAGTACTTTTACTAGTACTAAATACAGTTGTCGTTACAAAAGCGGTAGTAGTACTTTTACTTGTAATATTATTAGTTGCAAAAGTAGTAGTGTAAGCACTGGTAGTACTATGACTCGTTCCTCTACTTGTTGCAAAGGTCGTGGTAAATGTACTAGTAGTGCTCTTGCTCGTGGCCGTATTAAATGCAGTCGTTGTGGCTTTACTAGTTATATTGCTCGTTCCAAAAGTCGTTGTAAATGCCGTAGTATATGTAGACACTGTAGACTTGCTAGTATTAAAAGTAGTTGTAAATGTTGTAGAAGTCGTCTTACTTGTTGCGGTCGCAAACGTAGTAGTAAAGGCAGTAGTTGTACTTTTACTAGTATTAAATGTAGTAGTGAATGACGTAGTGTACGCAGTAGTAGTGCTCAAAGTAGTATTTGTGTTAAAAGCACTAGTAGTCGCCCTACTTGTAGAAGTAAGGAAAGTCGTTGTAAAAGTAGTCGTAGTACTTTTACTAGTATTAAATATTGTGGAAAACGCAGTTGTATACGTAGTAGTCGTACTCTTACTTGTTGCCGTATTAAACGTTGTAGTAGTACTTCTGTTAGTCGCAAATGTAGTCGTAAACGTAGTAGTATATGTACTAGTAGTACTACGACTAGTTGTTGTATTGAATGAGGTGGTTGTCCCTCTACTAGTACCCGTTGCTCGGTTCGTATTATAAACTGTGGTGGTGCTTTTTGAGGTCAAAAAAGCAGTTGTTGTATTAAACGCAGTAGTAGTTCCTCTGCTCGTACCTGTAGCAAAAGCAGTCGTGGTACTTCTACTAGTACCTGTTCCTCTACTTGTGGCAAAAGCAGTGGTAGTTCCTCTGCTCGTACCAGTACCCCGAGAAGTAGTGTAAGTAGTTGTTGTCCCTCTGCTAGTACCTGTTCCTCGATTCGTATTATAAACGGTAGTGGTTCCTCTACTAGTTCCTGTTCCGAAAGCGGTAGTTGTGCCAAAAGTAGTAGTACGGCTTGTAGCAGTGCCAAAAGACGTAGTAGTGCTATAGGCAGTAGTTGTTCCTCTGCTCGTACCTGTAACAAATGCAGTAGTTGTAGTATATGCAGTAGTCGTGCTCCGATTGGTACCAAAAGTAGTAGTTCGAGAGGTTTGCGTAGTACGGTTTGTAGCTGTGCCAAAAGAGGTGGTTGTAGTATATGCAGTAGTAGTACCTCTGCTAGTACCAAACGTAGTAGTTCTAGAGGTTTGCGTAGTACGACTAGTAGCTGTACCGAACGACGTAGTAGTACCAAACGTAGTAGTACGACTTGTAGCAGTAGATCTGGACTCTCCTGTACTACGAGATTCTGCCGTACTACGGCTCGTGCCAAACGTAGTAGTTCTGCCCGTATTGAAACCAGTAACAGTTCCGAAATAGGTAGTCCAATAAGTAGTATATGAGGTAACCGTGTTTGTACCGGTATTAGAGTAAGTTCTCACAGAGAACGTAGTAGTTTGAGATGTAGTTTCCCAATACTGAGTAACACGATAAGTGCTACGACTCTTGTAACCTCTACTATAGTAGTAAGTAACGTAAAAAGTATGTATATTCGTTTGAGCCAAAAATGTAGTTGTACGACTACTGCTACTGTCAACGATAGTTTGGAACTCGGTAGCTGTATGCCTGCTAGTACCTCTGCTAGTTCCTAGTCCTGTTTGTGTAGTGCGACTAGTTCCCAGAGTAGTAGTACGGCTTGTGGCAAACGTAGTGCTAGTGCTGTACGCAGTAGTAGTACTATAGGCAGTAGTTGTTCCGAAAGTAGTAGTACGACTAGTGTTAGTCCCTCTCGAAGTAGTAGTGCCAAACGTAGTAGTAGTACCGAAAGTAGTTCCTCTGCTCGTAGCGAAACTAGTAGTAGTGCCTCTTGATTCACCTGTACCTCTCGAAGTAGTAGTACCAAACGTAGTAGTAGTACCAAAAGTAGTTCCTCTGCTTGTATTGAAAGTGGTAGTGGTGCTTCTGGACTCTGCTGTACCTCTTGTGGTTGTTGTTCCGAAAGAAGTAGTTGTGCCTCTTGATTCTCCTGTAGACCTAGAAGTAGTTGTTGTGAAAGTAGTAGTACGACTAGTGTTGGTAGTTCTGCTAGTTGTCGTTGTGAAAGAGGTAGTCGTACCTTTACTGGTAGTAAAGGTAGTAGTTGTGCTAAAGGATGTGGTTGTACCTTTGCTTGTCAAAAAAGCAGTGCTAGTTGTGTAAGCAGTAGTAGTACCTCTTGAGGTTCCAAAAGTAGTAGTTGTACCAAACGCAGTTGTAGTAGCCTTGCTAGTAGTAGTATTAAAGGCTGTAGTTGTCCCTCTACTCGTACCAGTAGCCCTAGAAGTTGTAAAAGTAGTAGTTGTACCTTTACTAGTCGTAAATGTTGTAGTAGTATTAAAGGCTGTAGTTGTGCCTCTACTGGTACCTGTAGCAAAAGCAGTAGTAGTACTTTTATCTGTAATTCTATTAGTGCTTCTACTTGTTGCAAACGTGGTCGTTGTACCCCTTGTGGTAGCAGTATTAAATACAGTAGTTGTACCTTTACTGGTTACACGAGAAGTTCCTCTACTTGTGTCATAGACAGAAGTAGTGCTCCTACTTGTACTCTTCGATGTATTTGTATTAAATACGGTAGTTGTACTACGAGTGGTTCCAGTTAAGAAAGTAGTTGTAGTACTTCTGCTAGTACCCCGACTTGTGCCTCGGCTAGTATTATAAACTGTAGTTGTATCTTTGCTAGTGCCTCTTGAAGTCTGAGTATTAAATACACTCGTAGTATCTCTAGAAGTGCTTCTAGCTGTGTTAAAAGTAGTAGTGGTAGTTACATCTGTAGACCTACTAGTACCTCTAGAGGTATTATATGTAGTAGTATACGTGGTAGTAGTACTGCGGCTTGTTGCAGTATTAAAAGTGGTAGTAGTAGAAATAGTCGTAGTTCTACTAGTATTAAATGTGGTAGTATAATTGGTAGTGGTTGCTACAGTTGTGGCACGCGAAGTATTATACGTAGTTGTATAAGTAGTGGTAGTAGACCTACTAGTTCCTGTTCCAATACTTGTATTGAAAGTGGTAGTTGTACTTTTAGTAGTATCAAAATTAGTCGTATAAGTAGTAGTAGTGTTTACAATAGTAGTTTTACTAGTATTATACGTGGTAGTATAGTCTGTGACAGTCGACTTTGTAGTTGTGGTATTAAAAGTCGTAGTAAATACAGTATTAGTTGTAGCACTAGTAGCAAATGTGGTAGTAAATGCAGTTGTAGTCGCTTTCGTAGTACCTCTGCTAGTAGCAAAAGTAGTAGTAAATGCGGTAGTAGTTGCCTTACTTGTAGCTGTGTTAAAGGTAGTAGTATAGGCAGTTGTAGTAGCTTTACTTGTCCCAAACGTGGTATTAAACGTGGTAGTAGTACTTACTGTTGTACCTCTGCTTGTGTCATACGTACTGACATAAGTAGTAGTTGTACTTTTTGAAGTTGCAAAAGTAGTGGTAAACGCAGTAGTAGTGCTTCTAGAAGTAGCGTTGGAAGTATCGTAATTAGTAGTGTAGGTACTAGTAGTACTACGAGAAGTTGTAGTATTTGTATCGAAAGAGGTAGTAGTACCAAAAGCAGTTGTTCTACTTGTTGCAAAAGTAGTAGTAAATGCGGTAGATGTGCTGGCAGAAGTTTGGGTGCTTCTAGAAGTATTATAAATAGCATTCCATACAGTGCTCAGACTTCCATCTGTAACTTTCTGTACGACATAGTTTACAAACCGCAACGTTCCCGCTGCAGCTTTAACTACTATTTGCTCTGGTTCTTGTACTGCGGAACCATTCCAAACCTTAATAGCCATCTTAGACTACATACCAAACATAACCTACGGGCTTATCCGTTCCGTCCGATGCTTGAGGAGTGGTTCCTGTAATTTCAGAAGTTTTATTCACCCAGACAATAGAGTTGGCTCCGTCTTTCATATACATACGACCATCCGCAGTATTGATAGCAACTTCACCTAATGCTAGTTGTGAGTGAGTAGGAACAGCGCCCGCTGTAGACGAACGCTTTAGTTTAATCGTTTGTGCCATTTGGCTCTCCTATAATCTGCGTATGTACGCTAGAGATTCGGTTTTATTTAGAATGATCCGCCATCAATAGTTCCTGTATAAACAGAGTTGAAATTTGCGGCAGTTAATAGTACGGAAGTTGCACTTCCATCGCTTACAGTCCAGTTATCGTTTGTTTCATTCCAAAGAAGCGATACATTTGTCGCAGTTCCTCGTTCAACTTCGATACCAGCATTTGCAGAAGGAGTACCTGTCTCATCCTTGTTAAGTACCATGATGTTATCACCAATGGCAACAGTAGTAGAATCAACAGTAGTTGTCGTACCTTCAACTGTAAGATTACCTGTAATTGTAGCATTACCAGCAACCGAGATATTTGTAGAAGTAATGTCATCAGAAGTTAGAGTACCATCTACCGATACATTATTGAATGTTACGTTAGAGTTGGTAGCAACTGCCTGACCGATAGAGATTGCTCCGTTTGATACACCAACACCAGTACCCGCAGAGATATGTGCACGTACTTCACTAGCACTTGGGCCTGTATAAGTAATTACACCAGTAGAGTTATTGTAAGCTAAAGAACCGTCTCCGCCTGAATCTGTAACAGAGATTGCTCCTCGAGCATCGCTGTCTGCATACTGTGCGGCTGCAGTAAGGACTAGTTTGCCGTCAGCTCCGTCTGCAACAGTAATATTACCATGCCCAGCGTGCTTAAGAATAGTATCAACTCGAGTATCCACTCGAGCATTTGTAAAATAAAGATTGCTTGAACCTTCACTAATATTATCCGTACCTAGGGTTACTGCTCCGGTTGCACTGTTAACACTTGTTACAGCTGATGCCGCCTGAGAGAAAGAAAGAACACCTGTTGATGAATTATAACTTAAATCACCACTTACACTAATAGCACCTCGTGCTCTAGCAGTTGTATGATAAAGGTTGGTTGAGCCTTCAGTTATATCATCGGTGTCGTGGTTACTAACATCACTAACTGTACCAGTTACATTACCTGTTAAAGCTGCTGTGATTGTACCTGCTGAGAAATTTCCTGAACCATCTCGTACTACAAGCTTACCTGCAGTATTCGCACTTGCCGCACCATCAATGACGCCTGTGTAGTATTGACCACCAATAGCAACAGGACCTGTAGTGCCATCAGGATGTCCTATAAATAGCTTATTACTATCCGACTTGCCTGAATAAGCTAGTTCACCTGCCGAAAGGCTTGAGGGAGTTGTAGTACTTGTACTACGTTTGATTTGAATTGTTTGAGCCATTTAAAGTCTCCGGGATTAGCCTTAAAAGGCTCCTGCGTCAAGCGTGTCTGAATCATCGTCAGCTGAACCTACAATTATAGGTACCCACTGGAATACTCCGCTGCTTGTTTCGCGATATATTTTATATTGATTGTCGTCCGTATCGTACCATGTGTCCCCTTCGTTGACTTGAGACCCTGTTGGTGTGTTTGCTTGTGAAAAATTTTGTCCTGCTAATTCTTCTAGAGCGTCCTGTACATTACTAGCGGATAAACCGGAAACTGAAGAAATACCCATAGCAGATGCAACGGTACTAGCAATAGCTATACCTGCTGCTGTAATAGTTGTTGTTTCCTCTGTAACTTCTACGCCATTTTGTACTGGTGTTGCCGTAATTGTAATCGCCATTATCGAGTAACCTCCTGAGTCAAATCTACAGTACCTTGTATAATTCTTGTTACTGACGCATTATTAGCAGTGAAAATTTCTAAATCGTAAACATATGTTCCGGCTACTAGAGGAGTACTCACTGAATTTGCTAAGGATAGCGTTATTGTTCCATTGGAAGGATTGGCTATGTTACAAGTAAAATTAGCTGTAACAGAGGTAGCTGTCTTTGAAGTTCTCATTTGAGCACGCGCAGAGTAGCCTGTCAGGTCTTTAGCTGATCCATCTTCTTTGACTGTAAAGTTAATGGCAAAGTCGGAACCTTGGTCAATAACTAGGTTGTAGCGGGCTGCACTCATTTGATTTCCTCCATTACAGAATTATAGCTAACTTGGGGTGTTATGTCAAGAATTATTTTTTTGGTGGTATTATAGCAGTAATTGTTTAATACGAGCCAAAGTTGATGGGTAGTCGTAACATTGATACTTTGTACTATACCAAGCGGCCCATTCTCTGGCCTTTTTTCTGTTCCACCAACTTAAATCATTAACATACTCCGGCAATAGGTCTAGATGTCTTAAGTCTTTGGTTTCCCAGTGGTACTCAGGGAACCCGTACGAAATAATAGGTACTTCGTGTAAAAAACACTCTATACCTGCTGTACTGTTTTCCAGTATAGCTACTTTTGTTTTAGGAAGCACATCATGCATACTGACTCCTGCTATAATTACAGTATGTCCCTTGCTGATAAAGTTATCAACTTGAGGTAAATATAATGATTCCCAGTCTTTTATTTTTGATGTTTCTATTTTGAAAGTAGGATGTAGTTTAATTACAATAGGGTCTGATACAGTTTTTTCTAATTTATTTACTATACTAACTAGTTTATTGAAGTGACTGCCAAAAGACATCTGTGTAACTGTTTCATCCCCAGGCATTTGACCTAGTACTAAAATATGGTTTTCAGGAATATAAGGAGCTTTCTCGGTAAGCTTAATATCTTCCCTATCACTCCACTTGTTAAGTTTCTGAGATATTATATCTTTAACAGTGGTATTAAAAAATTCTTCCGTTTCTGTACCTTCATATGCAGGTTTTTCATATGCTATAGAGGAACAAGGTCCATATCCTTGAGTATCTATCGTAAAGTACTTATGTGTAGGGCCTGTAGGCTTTACAATTAAAGTTTTCCTACCTAGGTGTGCTTTATTTTCTTTTAACCAATTAATAGTAACATGATTATAAAGATAAACATCTTCGGAAGAGTCTACTATTTCTTCCGACACGTATTCGGGGGTGTCTGGAAGATCTATAAACTGACTCTTTCTAACATCATACCCTAGTTCATCAAATGCTTTAATTATATCTAAATAAATTGTTGCCCAGTTATTCCTTAGCTTTCTAAAACGTGTTGCACATAGATTAACTTTCGGCATCATTGTACCACCCAGAAATTGCTAATCTAGGGCGAGGAGCAAAAGAGGATACTTCACTTACAAAGTGTAACTTACCTGTTTCTCCTAGTTCTAACAGTACTAAATCTCCCCAACCAGGAACATAACTAGTCCAAGTATCTCCATTTTCTATGTTTAGAATTCCTCCGTATTCAGGTTTCCAATCCCAAGAAAGATTGAATATAAATGCAACACCTCTTTTCTCATCGGTGTGTCTACCCAAAAAGTCTCCAGGATAGTATGCGGAAGTGAACGTTTCGTATAAAACAGGATTTTCTAGGCTTGTATTTTTTCGTATAACATCTTTGAATTTTTCAGACTCTAGTACTTCTTTTTTAAAGGTGCACTCCCAACAGCCACAACCTTTGACATGATTAGTACTTCGACTAAATTTATAAGTAAAGTCATTAGAGTTAACACTGTTTGTAATATGATGAGAAGCTCCATACTCCTGCCTATACCCACCGATATTGTTATTCATCATTATAGGTTTAGCAGTTTTATTATGCTTAATAGCCTTGCTCCACCAGTGAGCAGGAGTGCCATCAGCAGCACAAGCTAAATTCCACGATTCATCATGTGAAAGATAGTTTTTTAATATTTTTATCACGAAAACACCTTTATTTAGTTTTTAAATTTAGGGGGTATTATAGCATACCCCCTAGATTATGTCAAGATTTAAATTTTACAGCTGACCGATTCTTACTCGTAGAGTACTTCCTTGATATACCTCGATTCTACCATTTATACCGTCCATCTTTATACTACCGCTGCTTCCTGGAGTACTTACTCTGGTATATTCAGTAAAACTAGTACCACTACCATTATATTTAAAGGCTCTATCACTTGCAACGTGCCAATATACATCTCCTGCCAATATGGGACTTTTTACTGCTTCAATAGTTGACTTTTTGAGAGTATCAGATCTCGGAGTTCCGCCATTTTCTACGGTATCGAAGGCAATAGTAGCACCTGGTGCACCTGCAGGACCTGTTGGGCCTTGTACGCCTGTTCCACCAGTAGGACCTACTCCACCTCCGGGACCTGTTGGACCTAAAACACCTGTTGGACCTAATGGACCTGTTGGACCTACTCCACCGCCTGGGCCTGTTGGACCTACTACACCTGTTGGACCGTTAGGACCTGTTGGACCTACTGCACCGCCTGGACCTGTTGGACCTACTGCACCGCCTGGACCTGTTGGGCCTTGGGGACCTGCTCCACCGCCTGGACCTGTTGGACCTGCTCCACCTGTGGGACCGTTAGGACCTGTTGGACCTGCTGCACCGCCTGGACCTGTTGGACCTGCTGCACCGCCTGGACCTGTTGGACCTTGAGGACCTGCACCACCGCCTGGACCTGTTGGACCTGCACCACCTGTTGGTCCTAGTGGACCTGTGGGACCTACTCCACCTCCGGGACCTGTTGGGCCTGCTGCACCTCCTGGACCTGTTGGACCTTGAGGACCTGCTCCACCTCCAGGACCTGTTGGGCCTGCGCCACCTGTTGGACCATTCGGGCCTGTTGGACCTGCTGAACCTGTCGGACCTGCGGGACCTGCGCCACCTGTTGGACCTGCGGGACCTGCGCCACCTGTTGGACCTGCTGAACCTGTTGGACCGCCGGGGCCTGTTGGACCTGCGCCACCTGTTGGACCAGGAGTTGTTCCTGCTGGACCTGTGGGACCTAAAACACCTGTTGGACCTACGCCACCTGTTGGACCTGCTGCTCCTGCGGGGCCTGTTGCACCCAATGGACCTGTTGGACCTGCGCCACCTGTTGGACCTGCTGGACCTGCTCCACCTGTTGCACCTTGCGGACCGGTGGGACCTAATGCACCACCTGGACCTTGTGGGCCTGTGGGGCCTGCTGAACCTGCTCCACCTGTTGGGCCTGCTGGACCACCTGGACCGCCTGGACCTGTGGGACCTGCTGCTCCTGCGGGGCCTGTTGGACCTACTGCACCGCCCGGACCTCCTGGGCCTGTTGGACCTGCTCCGCCTACTGGGCCTGTTGGACCTACTGCACCACCTGGACCTCCTGGTCCTGTTGGACCTGCTCCACCTGCTGGACCTGTAGGACCTAATGCACCACCCGGTCCTTGCGGGCCTGTTACACCTGTTGAACCTGCGGGACCTGTTGGACCTGCAGCACCGCCCGGACCTTGTGGGCCTGTTACACCTGTTGCACCTGCTGGACCTGTTGGACCTGCCGGACCTCCTGGACCTTGTGGGCCTGTTACACCTGTTGGACCTGCGGGACCTGTTGGGCCTGGGGGACCTCCTGGACCTTGCGGACCTGTACCACCTGCCGGACCTGTACCACCTATAGGACCACTTGGACCAGCAGGAGAAACACTCAAAGTCTGTGTGCGTGCAAAAGTTAACTCGTTTCCTAAACTATCATTAACAACTATATTTATAACTACACTACCAGATGCTCCGTTTATAGCAGTTATAGGCCCTAAAGTGTAGAAATCAGATCCTGTTGTTATACTGCCAAGAGTAACATTGCTAGGGGTTACGCTGGAAACCCTAAAAGAGGGTAAAGCGTAAGGAGTTGAATCATCGTAAGGTATTTGTGTACCTGCGATATTAAGAGTAAGTGTAGTTCCTGTATTTGAAAAGTCTAAAGAGCCTCCAGAAGTAGCAATACTAACATTCTCATTAGTTAGATTTATATTTATAGCATCTAACGCTCCATTAGAAGTTCCTTGTATCCCTGCTGTGGCACTGGAAGGCTCATACAGCGAGAATACCTGTCTGCTTGTTGCGTTTGAAGGAGAAACGTTTACTGCATATCTAATCCAGTAATAACGTGTAGTTGTTCCGTCCCCAATTACAGGGTCAGTGTATGTATTACCCTGAGAGGTACCTATAAGATTGAGAGAGCTATGTCCTCTGTCATTTACTTCGGCTCTCCATATTTCGGTAGTATAGGTGGCAGGATTAAAAGCAGAAGAATTAACCCAGTTTAGTTCAACACCACCCCTGTCCGTAGTAGTAGCCGTAAGACTATTCGCAGTAGGTGAAGCAGGAACAGGAACCGGTGCAGTTATAGGCGCGGGTGCAGATACAAACGTACCTTCTGAAACTTCAACAGTATCAATTAAATATGCACTATCTTCATGCTCTTCGGCAGTTACTTGAACTAAGCAATTTGCGTTAATACTTAAATTAGTAATGCGGTAAATTTTATTCGTCCACCCAAAACGAGGATATGTTATACGAATAAGATCACCTGCTAGTAACAAAACACCTCTTGGAGCTAAGGTAAAGTTGACCTTTACAGACGCTCTAGATTCATCTAGATACTGTTTTGCATTCATTCTAGCGTTAAAATAGTTGGTAACATAAGGAGCTTTTACACTTCCTTTTTTAGGAACCATTCTATCTTCTTTCAGATATTTAGAGTTAAACATCATTACGCTACGACCTTCGAATCTGTTTTGAGGGTCGTTAATTCCTACATCTACTTGGTTGTAAGTACCTTTTTGTCCGGCATCTTGTACATCTATTTTTCCAATGATATCGCTTTCATTTATGTCTTCTATAGTATAGGTTTCGATTCCAACTGTAAATGTGGTAGGGCTTTCTGCTCCCTTTTTCAAAGCTAACGAATATTTACCCGCAGAGTATCTTAACATTCCATTAAAATGCCCTAACATACTATTAATGTTGTTAAATATTGACTTAGAAGTATCAAGAGTAACATTTGTTTGATGACGAGTAACGTGTCTTTGGTTCTGCGACTCCCAGCCTAAGTATCTCCAATATTTAACATCATCAGAGTCGTATAAACTATAGCCACTAGTGTACCCTGTAGAAGAGTATGTTTTGACAACAGGATCTCCTTCAAAGGTATGTCTATTGTGATAAGTTGCGTCAGAGTTTCTGTTTATATCTACAGCCAGAGTGCTTGAGCCTGAACCGGAAACTTTAGTAATTGTTAAAGAAGTTTTAAAATTAGGACTACCCGAAGCTGCTGGCGTAGATACAGTACTTGCGCTACCACTATGCTCATAAAGTCTTCCATTATGGTAGTATAAATCTTCATCAGCAAATATCTTCCAATCTGCCCATCTTGTTACGATTTTGCCTAAAACATTTTCAAAAACGACACTACGTCTAGTATTGCCATCTATAGTAATAGGGCTTCCTACACTCTTTACTGTACCTTGCCATGCCGTTCCATAAGAGGAAGATGACGTTGCATATTTATACACATCTCCTACAACAGGCTCGTTTGAGCCTACAAAAAGAGTTACATCAGAGTTAGTGTCACAAGCTCTTGCTGTTTGGAAAAAGCTATCTGCATCCAGATCTTGGTCTAAAGAAAGATTTCTTCCATACCTATCACTTTGCATATAGTCTAAGAGCTGCATTGCAGGGTTGTTGGTAACTCTTAAATCACCTCCCTTAGAACCTATAATACTATAAGTATCACCTTGCTTAGGCAAAAACTCAAAAGGAGAGTCTAGTAGTGCAACTCTATTACTACCTTGATAGTCTACTATGTTTCTTCGCTGAGTTCTTAATTCTCCTCCGGAAAGAGTCGTAGTGACTTCTATGTCCATACCGTTGTAGTAGTTATTAGTGGTTTCGGCAGTGCTAGCTAAAACTAAGGCTTTAGTAGGTACTACGTAGTCTCCTACTATTGTGGAAGCATTTACTTGAGTTTCACCAACATTTGAAAGAGTTCCGCTACTTACATTATCTGGAACAAACTGGTTCAAAAGAGAGCTAGAAAACTCCTCTGTTAAACTTTGTACAATACTGAAAGGTCTATCCGTAGGGAACGCGGCAAGTGCAGTATGCGCATTGCTACTACTACTAATGGCAATATCAATACCGCCACCTGAGTTATTAGTTACTCCTGTAATTGCAGCTGCTAAAGTGGAGGGAAGGCTTGCTGTATGCTCCACAGCATCATAAGCGACCAGATGAAGATCGTTTGTTCCATCAGTTATGTAGAACTTTTTAAAGCCTCCCATAGAGGGCATACTAGTAAATTGTATCCTAGACTCTTTTGACGCGGTGCTACCTACAGGGATAATTTGGTAAATATCTTTTACAGTTGTAGTTCCAATTGTAACATCAGCCTGACCTGTACCAGTCATATCTCCTTTAACAGTAACCGTTTGGCCTATCTGAAAATTGGTAATATCTTCGCCTGTTGCCGAAGGGTCTAACTCAAAAGAAAAATCGTAATTATAGCATTTTACAGCCTTACCTCGAACAACAAAATCAACACTGGGTATTGTAGTTTCTCCTTCCCCAATGGTGTATTCAATAACCATATAAGCCGTATCTAAGAGTCTATGGTTAGCTCCCCAATAAGGCTCTGAGCCTTGATAATATTCATTTCCTACCTTGAAGTTGTCAACATTGGATAAAAGCATGTCTGCTGCTTTCTGATCTCTTTTACCAGAAAAGAACTGACATTTCGCATCTATAGGAGTGGTAAACCCTATACCTTTTTCATGCGTAATACCGAAACCGTTGGCATCTCCTTGCAAGGCCGGAGTTGTAGTTCTTGTATCATTATAACTACTTCTAGCATAATATGCTTCATAGCCCGCTCCGGAGCTATAAGACCATGTATTCTGTGCTGCGCCTTGAGCTTGTGTAGTACCTCCGGTGTACAAGTTGCCTCCACTTGTTACAACGAGTCCTTTTAAGGTATCACCTCTATCCATTCTGCCTGCACATAAAACATCAATAGTGTTCTCTGCGGTTTGACTGCTTCTAGTGTCATTATCGTTTTTGTCTATACAAATAGAAGTCGTGTCATCAAAGTACATATCATAGATGCCTCCGATTTCTCCCTCACATATTGCATATGCAACAAAAACTTTACGAGAATTATTAGCCAACGTATCTACAAAAACTGGAATACTGTCAATCTTATTAACACCATAGATAACAGGAAGATATTTTGCATCTAAGTTAAAACGTAAATCTGCCTCTCTGTCTACTTCAATTTGATATTCGATCTGCTTGTACTTCTTCATGCCGATCCAATTTCTTTTCATTTTTAACTTAGTTCTAGTTTCTTTAATCTGATAAATAGCTACTAAGTTAATAGCTTGTTCGCTATGTAAGAAACCCAAGTCTGATGCATATGCAGGTCTAATCGCAGCTAAAGGACTTGCTCTATTGTTTTCATCCAAAGCTCTGTGCGAACCGTCTGAAGTGATTCGTCCTTGTACTCGAGAAAAGTCTCCCCAGTGACTGGTGAGTGTCCATGTTATCATAGACTCTTTTGCAGGGTTTTCGCTAATCTTTCCCGAGGCGATGATACCTTTAAATATTAGATATGGCTCTCCTATAATAGAACCTATTGGATAAACTGTACCATCTATTATTTCTTCTTCTACTCGAAGATGTGCTTTATAGACAAATACGTCTCTGTTTAAATATTTTGCATACGTAGAGTCCGCACTAGAATCTCTTTCTGTGATTATGCCCTCAATCTCTGGACTAGAAAAAGTTAAGGTAAGAGATTGTCCCGAACCTTGTCCCATAGTAGTATTTTGAGGGGTTATGTTAGCTCTTGTATTATTAAGCTCGAAACTCTCTATTCTTATACTTTTTCCATCATTTAATCCGCCCGAAATCGTTAATACGTCACCTTCTCGTAAACCTTCGTCAACTAAATCTTTAGTTCCTGTAATGGTTCCCGAACTTACTGTATAAGTATCCGATACCGAAGTACTTAAAGCAGCGGCAGAAAGCTGTAAAGACATACTACTACTTTTAGCTTCAATAGTTTCTGTGATAGAGCCTACAGATCTAATTTTATTTGCTATGTAAGTTTGAGCCCCGTTAGCGACTCCCAAGGCTGTAGTAGAACCATCGTTAAAAACTATGTCATGAGAGCCGTCGCTCAAGTACACATAATCTTCAGGTCGACGACCACTTTGGCCGGTAGCTGTTAGTAACGGCTTTTCAAACTTTATTAGGTGTGCATAAGTAAAAGGCTTTTCTGCAAGCAAAGAAGCCTTCGTGTCACTGTGTAAATTTCTAACGCCCATTACTGTACTTCCTCCAGATTGAGACTAAACTTGAATAAGTTATCTGTATTTAATGAATATTCTTGCACATCACCTTTCATAATTACTTTCATTAAAGGATTAAGAAAAACAAAGTCGTCCCCTGTAAATATCTTTTTAGAAAGTGGAGGAGTAAAATGTACGCGTACTTGAGATGTAGATGGCTGAGTAAGAGCACTGTGATAATCAGCGTTTGTCTCTACTCGAGTAACCATATAAGCTTTATTGTGGTTGGAATTAGTACTGTTAATATGAAACATATCTCCTGGACGAGGAGTGCCGTTTGAACTTGCTGTATAGCCTGAACTCTTCCCAATAAGTACAGAAGTTGTTCCTGGCTCGGTTGTTGCAGCAACTTCTAAATGTCTGACAGTGCCTCCACTATTAAGAATCCAAGTATGGAAACTTGTACTTTTTGGAGTTGTGTATTGAGGCAAAGAAACATAAAAAGGATGTAACGGTCCGCCTCTCTGTAATAGAAAAGTATACAGAGGGTCAAAATCTTCGCGAGTCATAGGGTTATACGTTATTTTCGCATCCCAATTATGATAGTTAATTCTACGAGCAATCAATCTGCCTGAGTTTGTTCTATCTCTCATAGTGGGTTGCTTCGAGGTTAGTGATACAGAGGCAAAACCTGCTGAAGAGTTTCCTGCAACTTGACCCGCATCCCCAATAGTATTATTGGGGTCGGGTAGTATGTTTTGAAAATTTGTAAAAGATGCCATTAGTATCTACTCACTCCTTCTGTAGTTTTATTGTAAACGGTAGTATCTACTTCGTCCATAAAACTTTCTCCGTATGAATTTGCTGCGTCTCGAATCATACTTATTATATTTCCTTTTTGTCCAATTAGTAGATCCTCTACACCCGTAGCGTCTACTGTGCTAATATTAAAACTTACGTTTCCTAGTCCGCCTGCATTTTGTCCCGAAGATATGATTTCTCCAGGTACGTCAGGCATGAACAATTCAGGTCCTTGCTCTCCAACTACGTAGCCTCCGCCTGCTCTATGCTTATATCCGCTAAATGCAGGTCTAAAGTTTCCTGCTCCTCCAGTACCTTCGGCCCCTCTCATATAGGCTAGTTCGCCCGAAGCGCTCTTACTTTTTGCAAGATCTACCGTATTGTTTCGCTGACCAATGCTTATTTTTGAAGGCATCGCTCCGCCTGTCGAGCCTATAGAACCTCCGCCCTGGAACGAAGTGCCTGCGATCGTTGCTAACTGAGCTGCACCCATTGCTCCAATAAGAGCAACCTGTGCTAAAGCAAGAGGTGCTGTGATTAATGGATCTTTAATTCCCGACATAACGCCCATGATACCAGCTGCTGTATTTGCAACAACTTGTCCCATTTGCATTTTCTTATTCGTTTCAAACTCTTTACGCTTCATTGCCTCTTTCTTCTTTTCCATCGCTTTAATTTTTGCGAGTGAGGCGGATGATGTTCCATCACGTTTTTTCTCTGCGGCAATTTCTTTGTCAATTCCTGCTATTTTTGCTTTAGAAGATGCTGCTGCCATTGCTCCTATTTGTGCAAAGGCTTGACTTGCCATTTGAGCGATTGCTGCACCTTTTTCCATACTATTTGTTGAAGTTGATAGCGTGTCGCTCATTTCTACAAAAGCACTGCCCATCGCAAAGGCTCCTTCGGTAACAGCTGCAACAAGTTCCCCTTCAGGGCCTAAAGATTTCAAATTATCTATCATAGGCTGAGTCATGTTTTGCATAGCTTCTAGCTTGCCTAACATATTCTCGCCTGCTTCGCCATCTAGCTTATTACCCTCGGCATCCGTCTTTTCTAAACCTTTGAAACCTCCACCTTCTCTAAAGTTGGTAAATCTTTCTAAAGTAGTGTCTCCCTCTGCTGAGGTAGCAAGTGTTTTATCTGCCCTACTATCTTGACCTGTAAGGAAGGAAGAGTTAGCCTGTAGGGTAGCACCGTCAGCTTTAGCTTTGTTTACTGCTTTAGCCGCGGTTGCTTGACCTTCTAAGGCTTCTCTTTGTTCTTTTAGTAGTGCAAGAATCTCTGTATTACCTTGATTTTGAATAGCAAGTATATCTACTTTTATCAGACTTAGTCTCATCTCTTGATCTACTATGGCATCGTTTAGTCTCTGCTCCTCTTTAATGAAGGCGAGTCTTTCTTTGTGTGCAGGTAGAGAGTTAATATATGCCTGTGCTCCTGAAACTTCAAACTTACCTGTCTTTTTGAGAGTCTCTAGAGAGTCGTTAAAAACTTTCGTAGCTTGCTTAAAGTCAAAAGCTTGCTTTAAGCTTTTTAACTCGTCTTTTAATGCTGCCAGTTTTGCTTTTCCGTTCTCCGTCTCATCAGCTGCTTCTGCAATTTTGTTTTTTAATTGTTCGAAAGGGTCTTTTCCATCGGCTACATTGGCAGCTACTTGCTCTACAGTAGTACCAAATTCGTCTAAATTAATCTTGCCGTCCTTTACCTGTTGGTCTAGTAAAGTCATGAAATCAAACTCAGCACCTTCAGCGCTTCCTAAAATAGCTAATTCCTTAACAGCTTCCGACACACCTTTTAAATTGTCTCCGAGGACAGTAAATTCGTTTGACTCTTTAGCTTTTGTAGCAAAAAGACGCAAAGCGGATGCTCCATCTTTTACGTTTTCCTCAAACTTATTTATAGCGTCTGAACCTCTTTGCATTTCTCTCGAGGTTTTTGCTACTTCACCTTGTACTCGTTTCATAACTACGGTTAAAGAAGCATTTGCCTCCTCTACAGTACCGGTGAGATCTACAGTTCTCATCTGAGCTGCTATGTACTCGTCGAAACTTGTACCTCCGAAAGATTTTTCAACTAAATCTGCAATACCTGCTTCATCTAACCCTTCTGCTATTTGTGCGAAACTGGCAGAAACCTCTGTTGAAAACGTATCCATTTTTGCTTTAACGCCCGAAAATTCGACGTTTCTTGCATAGTCATCATTTACTAGACTTACTCCAGCTACAAATGCGTCTGAAACTCCGTCAGATACTGCTCCCGCTTTATCAGCGATGAAGTTACCCGCATCCTTTATGCCACTAACTACGGAGTCTCCGATTGCTGAGAAAAAGTTTCCAGCTGATTCCAGCTCATCTGATGCCCAGTTACCTAGATTTTGGAATACACCACCTTCAGAAGACTGTTCGGCAATTTCATTTGCAAGATTTCCTACTGATGCTGAGAATTCATCTAGTACACCGGCAGCAACGGATAATTCATTTGCATAAGACTGAATTTCGGCTCGAGTTTTAGCAGCAGCGGCGGCTTGAGCTACAAACTGATCTGTTAACTCTTTACCTTCCCTAATTCCTCTATCTAAGTTTATACGCAAATAAGAAGCTTCTAAACCTTCATTTGTTTCTGCCAATTGTTCTGTTTTATTCTTTAAATTTTCTGTGATCTCTGCCAACTGCTTTTCGGCTTTAGTAGGCTTGTTAAACGCGTTAAACAAAGCCTTCATTGCTTCTATCGCGAGTCCGGCTATAAAAATGATCTGACCGATGAAAGGAATAGCATTTACAAGAGCTGCCCCGAAGAGTCGAGCACCTGCGCCTCCAAGCTTGAAGCCTCTCATTAAAGTAGTACCAAACTTAGCAAATCCTTTTTGTGAGGTTTTTAATTCGTCGTAGCCATTTTTAGTAGTATCTTTAAACTTTGTAAATTCTTGGGTAGCCGTTTTAAATCCTTGCCCAGCTCCCTGCCCTCTTATTTTATCGAGTGCCTGTCCTACACCTTCTTGTGCGCTTGCTTCTGAACCTAAAAAAGATGCTTTGGCCGAGCTGAGGCCTCCACCTTGCTGTGCTTTTTGAACATCTAAAATTTTCTGCTTTTGTGCTTCCAACTGAGCCATACGATCAGTATGTTCTTTGTCTAAAGTTTTACCATTCTTTTTTGCAAGAGTGGCAGTTCTTTTCATTGTGGTATTAAGAGATGCAATGGCTTTGTCGAACTCTTTAGAGCTATCTTTGCCCTTCTTCAAAGAACTTTTTAATGCAGCTATAGCTTTGAACTCTTTGCCATCTGTTGTTGTTGCTATGCTAGGTCCTTTTGTGAATTCTCTTTTTGCTGTAACGGCCGTTTTTCTTGCACGCTTTGCTTCTTCATCTGCCATCACTTTGGTAGTTTTTGCAACGTGTAGTTGTTTCTCCGCCATTTGTTCTAAGGCGGGGAACATACTTGAAGCAAGAGTAGAGCCAAACAACACAAGAGTTCCTAAAAGAGCCGCTGTGTTGTTAGCTAGGAAACCTATCACTGGGGATAGTACAGTAGAAAATAAATTTAAAGCAGACTTTGCAAGTTTATCGAAATTAGCTGCTAACTTATCATAAGTATTTACAGGAACAGTATCTGCGATAGCTCCGAACTTTTTCTCGCCTTGCGTTAGTGCTTCATTTAAGAAGGCTTGTCGTCTTTGTGTTGCAGTCAAAGAGTTTGCAGATTTGCCAAGAGTATCTGCGTATTTTCTTGCGGCATCATCAATTTTTATGAAGATACCTAATTCATCAAGAATTTCTGGTTCGAGTTTCGCAGTACCTCTAACAAGTCTATCAAGAGCGTCAGGTAGATCTCTACCTAGAGCCGTTGCAGCTCCTCTAGCAACACCTGCTAAACCCTCTAATTCTGAAGTACTAAACCCTGCGGAAAAGCCTGTTGCGGCTGTTCGCATAGCTTGGTCGAAAGAAATAGCACCGTCAGTAATGCTTTGAATGCTAGCTGCCATCATTGTAGATGTGCGTCCTACTGCATTACCCAGGCGCTCAAAACCTTCTTCTAGATTCTTTAGCTGAGCTGCTCTTTGAAGTGCTCCGAAAGCAGCGGTAAGTGCGAATACGTTAGCGGCAAAAGTAGCATAAGCAGCAACAACACCACTAGAACCGCCCATTTCTGAACGCATCTTAGAGAATGCTTTAGTGCTATTGGAAGTTGCACCTGCAACGCCTTTTTGTCCCTTGTTAAACTTACTTTGAGACTTTGTTGCTTTATCGGTAGCTGCGGCAGTTTTTTCAGCGTCTTTACCGATAGCTGCAAGACTACCATCTTCCTTGATTTTATACGTAACTGTTATTGTATCTGCCACTAGTGTTTTCTCTTTAGCTTCTCCCTTTCTCTTTTTAGCTGCTCTTGAGATTGGTTAATAGCCCTCGACTCTAAGTAAGTTAGAATCTCTATAAACAATTCTGTATCGTCTATGCCATGATGCTCCATTAAATATGGTAGCAATGAATAATCTTTTCCTAGATAGCCTATATCAGCTACAATTTTATCTCCTAGCACAGCGAAAGTATTCATTGCTTGTACTACTATAGTAGGAAAATCCTCCCAGTCGGGAGGTATTTCGTCTTCTTTAGGTTCTTGACCTAACTGCTCACACATTGTAAAATAACGCTCTCGCGTCATTTTAGATTCACTATTTTTGAAGTACCTGTCCAGCCGGTTTAGTAGTTCCTCCTTTTCCTTTTGAACGAAAGTTGTCCAAATCAAAGGCTACCTCATTAAGCCATGTATCAAATTCTGCTGACGAAGATACTAGAGTTTCTGCGTTATCCTCGGAATAGTCTAGCTCTTTTGCAGGATCTTGTCCATCAATATCTACTAGTAATAATGTCTCCAGGTGAGCGAGAGACAATCCCTTCCAGTTTTTGATAACTGCTTTAGAGAACTCTGTAACAAACTTCTCTTCATCAATTTCTTCTACTGCTTGTCGAGTCTTACGATCGAACTTAGTAGTAGTACATTTTTTGCGTAAACCTGTTAGCTCTTTTCGGGAGAGGTTTGCTACCTCTACTTCAAAACCTTTAAGACCAGGAAAGTCAACCCAAACTGCTTTGGTATCGACCATTAATTTTTTTAAATCCATTGTTGTTCCTTATATGTTGTTAAGTTAAAAATATTACCAAGTTAGTTTAATTACATCTCCTAAACTTGAGGGGTTAGCATTCATTTTCCAGTCATAAGATTGTGTAAACACATCACTAACAGTATTTCTATTTGTGAAGGTACAATCTGTTAGATTAAATCTGAAACCTTGAGAAGAGCTTGCGCCTGCTTCTATGACTACAGGTACTCCTGTTTTCCACTGCTGAACATCACTATTGAAGTTACTAAGCACATACTGTCCAACGGAGCCAGATAAAATACGTTTTTCGAGAGTAAACTTAGAGGGGTACATTGAAGTAGCAGCATTTGTTACATTCAATGCATCATTGACGGTTTGATAAGGAGTCCACTTTATATCATTTTGTAACTCAACAGAAACCTTATAAAGTCCTTCTGTAAAAGCTACGGAGTCTATGGTTGCCGACAGGTGCTCAACACGTTGAAATGTGCGACTGCCTGAACGAGAAACCCTGCCTACAGTAGGTAGTGCGACTCCTCTCGATAATCTAGATGCTTCTCCTGATATTGTCAATTTGAGATTCTCTAATTTCTCAATTACGAATGTCCCATTTGTTGCAACACAGTTGTCTAGCCTATAGTTATCGTTTGGTAATTTTATATGTAAAGTAAAAGTATCTAAAGTATTTGTACCTGTTTTGTAGTTTACTAATAAACTAAAAACAGTGTCTAAGTCTGCTTGTGTTAAAGCAGGTATTGTAAACTCAAAATTAGCAGGATTCGCCTTTTTAATGTTTGAAGCTGCGTGCATTTTATGTTGTTCATGCAAAGTTTTTTGAGTATACGTTTTATCTGTAAATGTTTGACTAAAACTTATATCTTCCGAAACATCTAATCTTAAAGGGTAATTATTGTTACCTATAGTTTGATTAGTATAAATTCTTAAATCGGAACCTGCTTGTCCTGACCACGGTGTTCTGTGTGCAGCTATACTACCCTGTCCTGCGACTGCTAAGAAGCCTTCTAACCAGCCTCCCTCATTGCCGCCTGTCCACTGACTATAAGAACCATCACTACAAATTTCGCTAATTACAAGTCGATTATCTATCCAAAGTTTAGCCGTTCCATTTGGAGGATCGAATTCCCACGCAACCGTATGCATTTTATCATCGAACTCTGGAATATCTGCTATAGGAATTCTCTTATAAATTCTGTCATCATTAGTAAAATCTGTATTTAATGTTCCTGTACCCGTTCTGAGCATTAAGAATCTTGTACCAGAAATAAGAGTCTGACCAATCCAAGTACCGTATCCAGCTCCACCATGCTCAAAAATAACCTCATGATCATTCGAGAACGTAGAGGGTAAAACTACTTCTCCAGCAAATAGTGTTTTTACGTGCTCATTTGCTCCTGAAAAAGCTCCACTGTTACTTTTTGACGTATTCGGAGCCAGAGTTTCAGATACAGTCATGCCACTTTCAACAGGGTAAGTTGTTGAAAGATAAACTTCTGCCTGTTTTAAAAAATTATAAGTAGCCATTTTTCTCCGGATAATAAAAGGGGCTCGAAAAAGAGCCCCTTCTAACTTTTTCTATTTCATAGTATAGTCGAAATGACCTCCTATGTCAAGAACTTTTTTTACGTAGCTGTTGCCTTACACATCTCTACCGAAGTACTTAATAGTAACTTCGTCGGTCTTATCAATCGCGCTAGGTAATGCGTGGAACGCAGTTTCTAGAGAAATTACATCGTCAATAGAGTGAGAAGGTAGCTCAAGGTGACAGTCTAGCATAGTCATTTCAACTCTAGGCAAGTTCGGGGTAGTACCGCCAATGGCAAACACTAAACGATGATTGTTTGTAACTGTAGTGGTATCGCCAACTAAGTCTTCAAACAACTCTGCACTTGAATCAGTTTCGTTGTTTAAGTAGCAAGTGAAGCTACCTGATACTGAACGTGAACCCGTAACGTGGCCAATAGGCTGATTAACTTGTCCGAGAGTTTCTGGAGTAAGGAAAGTAATGTTGTTAGTAATAGTGATGTTACCACCAGTTAATACTAAACCGTACTCAGATTCTAGAGCTGCTTTACCTGTGCCGGTACCTGAGGCAGTAGTAGAGTTTGCAACAAACTCAACGCCTATAGCACCCGAAGAGGCTCCAATAGCAGTCCAGTTAGTGTCTCCAACTTCTGTAATTTTGTAACGCTTACCAGATACAGGTTGGTTAGCTGCATTAATTAGTGCAGCAGTACCATACTTACCAGCAGTAAGAGTGGTTAGTCGATTACGAATAAAGTTGTTTGATGCATTAATACCTTCATAAACAGTAGCTGTAGGAACTGTAGTACCTTCATCACTAATAAGTGAACCCATTCCTGACCAGTTGATAGTAGCAATACCATCAATATCAAAGTCTGCGGCTGCTTCGTTTACAACACAATCGCTTATCTTATAAACTGTTTTGGTATCATTTGCTCCACCCATTGCAAAATAGATATTTGCAGTGCCTAAAGTACTTTTGTTAGATTGTCCAAAGTCAATATCGCCAGAAGTACCGCTATGTGAAATATAGGCAGTTCCGCCCGCTTGATCTTTAAACTCGTTACCTTGATAGTGTGCAGGACCTGCCATTAGTGCCCAAAGAACTTCTTCTACCCCGTGATGATCGCCATCCACTCCGGAAGCTGCTCCAGCTCCTGTACCTGTTGAGGTAAAAGGACGCATGTAAGTAGAGAAACTCCACTCTGCAGGTGCGAATGAGTCAGTAAACATTCGTCGTCCACGACGGCTTGAACCGCCTGTACCTGACATTTCGGACAGAGTTACCTCTGACGCGTTTGTTGCTTGTGAGAATGAAAATCCATCAAGAACAGGTAACTCCCAAATTGAGGAACCTATCTCGATAAAGACTTTGGTATCTCTGCTAAAATATAATTGATCAGCCATAGTTAATCTCCTATGTTATCTTGAAAAGGCTAGGACGTGAACGTTTGCTCGTGCCTGCATTTTCTAGTATCGAACCTCTATAAGAATCTCACCGACTCCTAAAGGTTCAAGTACACCTTCGTCAGTATCTACACTGACTATTGTGATTTGTTGTGTGTATTGAGTCGTTTGAGTACGATCTAAATACGGTAATCGAGAGTTATCCTCTAATACGGTTTCAACGTCTTCCAGTAGCTCATCCAAAGCTTCTACAGAATCTTCCGCTTGGACATAGCATCTTAGCGTAATAGAAAGGAATCTGTCTTTATAACCTCCGGCTTGGTACTCTCGTGTCTCCGAGCCAGCATTTAGGTGAATTGCAGGAAACTCCTCCACCTCATCCCAAAATTTTAGTCGAGGAGAAACATTTTCATTTACATCAGATAGAAATGCTCCTGCCCCGTTTATATTTTTTAACTGGTCGACAAGTGCATTAACAATACCTAGTCTTCGTGTCGTGAATGCTCTTGTTCCCATTATACTCTCCTAGTATAGAATCTTCCGATTGCGAACTGTGCCGCTAATTCTCGTATAGATCTGTCAATTAGTTCTCGAGGATCTCTATCCCCATTTGCCCAGGGTGAAGAACCTGCTCCATCTTCAAACACTTGATAAGGGTTCCTTTGATAAGTATATCCAATACTAGGAAATCCTTTAGGAGTTTTACTTACATCAGTCAACTGTACGCTAGATGCAAATCTTCCTGTTCTATTCTCAAGTGCAGGGCTTCTCATATTTTTTCTAACGGTTGCAGGCAACTGCTTGTTCATCATCGCTATAATTTGAAGCATACTAGGACCACTACTTTGGGCCTTTTTTCTTCTTCTATTTCTAGTCTTTGTTGCTACCGCCGCTGTTCCTACTAGTTTAGTTGTTTTATTGCCTATAGTAGGCTTTACTGTTTTTTTGGCAGGTTGCTTACTAGACTTTTTACTTTTTGTATTTTTCGCACTTACTGTAGCTCCTTTTACTTTTTTAAAAGGGTCCAATACTGCTTTTCTTGTTTCCTTAATTTTCTTTGTTTTTAAGGAATCTGAGCCTTGTACGTTCTCTAGGTCTGCTTCTGCTAAATACTTCTTTATCTTTTTTCTTAAATCTTTACTACGCAAACCTTGTTTAGCGCCTCTTGATCTATTTGAACTTGACGACTCTATCTTTATAATAATAGTATCTAAGTCATCAATTTTTTGTATTTCTAAATTAACCCCTAGAGCTTTGTTCATTGCATCTAGTACTTTCTTTCTTTCCGCTTCCGAGGCAGTCTCGCCTTTAGTATTCATAGAGGACATAATAGAAGCAGTTTTAGTATCTAAGAATCTTTCAAATACTCCTGCATTTTTATCGTGTCCCGCATCAAAAAAGTGCATTATAGATGATTTTTCAGCACCTGACTTAGTTTTTATAGTATCTAAGTCTTTATGATTTCTAAAGTAGTCTTGCATATCTGTAAAGTATTTATTCATTACCTGTCTATAGGCAAACTTTACTCTTGTGAACGCAGGATAAGGAAGAACCGCATCCAAGTGGGTAGGTACAGGAACATCCGTATGTGCATCAAAAACTACTGTAGTTTTACCTCCAGGTCTTTTTAGACTATGTCCTGCTATACCTTCCAACTGACTGTGCAACTCTGCGGCTGCTATATCTACCAAACTTTTTATGTGTTCTTTATCTGCACTGTTTAAGGTCATACCCTGACCCTTGCTTAACTGTATAAGAGTCTCATTTAGCAAAGTTCTTTTGTGAAATACAAAAGTATGAGGGGCTCTATTTAACTCCTTTCTATAATCAGAGTATCTACTTAATTCTGCATCTAAGCGTTCTATAAAAGTTGTTAGATTACTTTTTGCCATTAAAAGTTCTTATACAGGTCCAGAACACGCTTAATATGGTCAGGAAACGCTACGTTGTTTCTCTGACTTGAAGAAGCACTATTTTGGATGCTTGCACCTGCTATAGTCTGGCGAGCTTTGTGCTCGTCTTTCATATAGTAAGTAATCAAATCAATAACTGCTAATTGTAAGTCTGCGGGACACTCTGCGTATCCGGCTTTATAAGTAACTTTTACGCTTGCAGGGCCTGTAGGCCACAACTTCTTTCCACCAGAAGTAGTTACTCTGTAAATACTGTCTGTACTTGAATCTACGTAGTACTCAGTAGCGGGAACAGTAGTATAGCTTGAAGAAAAATCAGTTCTCTCCTCTACAGATACTATTGACACTACTGGGGCTTCTGTTAATTGAACAAGATTAGTTCCCCAATTAACACTGAATTCTTCTATTTTATTAGTAGCGTAGAAATCTACTATGCTGTTTCCACAGTAA